GCAATGCTCGTCTGGCTGTTCGTCAACGTGTGTCTGATCGTTTGTACGGCTGTTGTGATGGGGTGGAAATGATGATTCAGGAAATCAACATGGTAGGGCGTGAAAGACTGGCTTTTCTGTATGGTCTTTATAGTGGCTGCGCGGAATCCGAAACTGAGCTTAATACCAAAGGCATTTATCAGAAAATCGCTTCTGAGTTAGCTTGGTGTTTGGGATTCAACGAGAACGACAGCAAATGTTATGAGATGAACGGGGAATAACCAATGGACAACGAACTTTACTGCCCGATGAAGATGACCAGCAATCCGCTTGGTCGGTGCGTATGTGAAAAAGAAAAGTGCGCTTGGTGGAACGAACTTGGTAGTTGTTGTTCCGTCTGGTGGATTGCACGGAAACTGGACAACATCGAAATGAAAATGAAGAGGTGAGAGCATGAAAAAGCGGATTTACCTTGTTCTCGAAACCGAAGCGGACGAGAGTGACAAGAGCATCCGTGGCGATATTGAGCAAGAACTTGGGATGGCTACACATTATTTTGAAACCTGCTCTTATAGCGAAATCGGGTTTGAGGGCTTGTGGAGAAGCACATTTGAGCAACCGCCTAAGAAAGAAGATGCAGATGAAAACGGCTATGTGATGGCGATTGCTGGGCCGATCACAAAGTCCAAATGCGTAGGTTATCCATATAAGTGGTTGTGGAATGAAGTTGCAAAGCATCCATATGCATACCCTGTTTGGAAACCCATCAAGGAGGCCTGATACATGGCAACACCCCCGAAGCGTGGTCGTGGCAGACCGCCGCTGACCGAAGCGGAAAAGAAAAAGCGTGAGAAGCGGGCGCAAAAGGCGAAAGAAGAAGCCGCTGCGAAGCGTGAGAAAGAGCGAGAGAAGAAGAAACAACAAATGCTTAACAAGCGGAAATCTATCCGCTCACAGGTGAGTAAAAAGGTGAAAGAGCAACAGGAGTTAGCGATCACGAGGTCTAAGATGCTGAACACAGGCGATTTGCAGTCGAGAATCGGTAATGAAGAGGACAAGAAGGTTATCGGCATGATTGCAGCCAAGTATTTTGGCGACCTTCCGAGCGTGGACATGAACAATCCGATTGAAGTGCAACAACGCCTTGACTTCTTCTTTGATGCTTGCATCGAAGCTAGAATCTCCCCTGTGGTGGAGTGGATTGCGCTGGTGCTGGGCATCGAATGGGTGAGCCTGAAGCAGATTATGGCGGGCAAACGCCGTGACGACAGCTTGCAGCAGAAGTACATCCTAAAGCTGATTCTGCAAATGCAGTCCATGTGGGCGTACAACGGTATGTACGGTCAGGAGAACCCGGCAGAGTGGATTTTCCGAGCCAAGAACTACTTTGGTATGCGTGACAACGTGGAAGTCACCGTTGCACCGCCTGAACAGCCGTTGGGCGATGCCCAGAGCGCAGAACAGTTGGCACAAAAATACCAGACGGCTTTACCGAAGGAGATTGACGTGGAGTACAAAGAGGTGACGGAGGATGAAAAAGCTGTACAAGATACTTACGTCATGGACTGACGGGATTAAAGTGAGAGGCTTTCAAACTCCATCTCTTGCCACGTTTCGAGAGCTTGTCCGCATTTATAAGGAAACAAAAGCTGGCAATTATCCTGAATTTATTGACGGAGAAGCAAAAAAGATTCTTGAGAAATGTGGATTCCAACTTGAGCCATGCGGAATTGGCTGGATAATAGATAATGCGAAACAAGGTGATTTTTCTGGAGAAACTAAGCAAAGACGAATTAAGAAAACGGAGAAATGCCGATAAGCGTGAAAGGTATCATTGGTACGTTTCACATGGAATTTGCCCGTTTTGCCTTAATGATGCACAACCCGGAAGAGTTAGATGCGCTGTTTGTTTAGAAAAAAATTATGCAAGTCATCAAAAACATGATGCAAACAGAACAGAGAAGCAAAAATCCGATTATCTGCAAAAACATAAATTGCGTCAACGCGAAAAACGTCAAAGGCTGAAAGAACAAGGAATATGCCCCGTTTGCATGAAACGTCCTGTTTCAAAAGGATTTAAGTCCTGCATTGAATGCAGAACAAAAGAAAAGCAAAAAACGGAAAGAGAAGGGAAATCTTATAGAAAAACACTTGGCCTATGTGCCTATTGCGATGAACCGCCAATTCCCGGCAAGCGTTGCTGTCCGAAGCACTATGCAAGCCGCATTGTTGGCATCACAAAATGTAGGCAGTCAGAGGGCTTTCGTCTGGCACAAATCGAACAGAAAAAGCGCATAAACGTCTTTTGGAGAGAAATGGAATGGGAAAAAAATCAAAGAATGAAGCAACCCCGATGGATACACCCATGACCCCGTTGATTGACTTCTCCGACCCATGCTTACGCACGTTCCTTTCTGTCCTCTTGCAAGACCACACGACAGGCAAGAACATCATTTGGGCGACAGACCCGCCGCCTGAGCTTGGCGTTGGCTTTGCGGATGAAATCACGCTGGAACAGCTGGACAAGGTTCAACTTGTTCCTCGTGTGCAGAAACGGCTTGCAGACCAAAAGAAGCGCACCAGCAAGAAAGCAGAGGTGTTTACTCCTACATGGGTTTGCAAGAAGATGGCAGACGTTGCCGAAAACGACCTGAAGGGCGAGGACTGGAAGGAGTATATCAACAAGACTTGTCTTGAAGTAACCTGTGGAGAAGCACCGTTCCTTACAAGCAGGTACGACACCACCACAGGGCGGATGATTTCTGTGCCGGACAGAATCGGTCTGCTGGATAGGAAGCTAAATGTTCTGGCAGAGCAGTTCCATGACTACGATATGTGGATGTGCTGGGCAATTAGCGCCTACATGTCGACATACGGCTA